CTATCGATTTATGTACGTCCAACTAAAAAGCTTGCGGCAGCAGGTATCAACAAAAGGTTTGGATAAATGCAGAAACCTAATTATAATTAACTTAAACACAAAAGGAATCGACCATGAATAATAATGAAATAAAACTATTACCACAATCAGAGTGGACACCGCATAACATCAGGGATCAGTACATGGCTTGCGAGTGGTCTATTTCTCATGCTAAATCAGAAAACGATCCTGAGTTTGTGCGTTTTTATAAATCCATATTACGTGATATTGAGTTAAAGATGACCCCCGAACAATTTTCGTTAGCGGCAGATGATTTTGATGAAGTATCAGGCTCAATATATCGTTCTGTACTTGCAAAAGTTAAAGAGCAGGAGAAGTCTGATGACTGATAAATTTACATTAGAATTTGGTTTAGATGACTTTGAAACGCTACATCATACAAGCATGAGAAGTTTTTACTCTGAACAATCAGACAGGTTTGAATGGAACAATTCAGAGCAATTTGGTAAAAAATATAATGATTTAATAGATTTGCAATCTGAAAATTTTGTACCTGACCCCAAATATCCACAAGCAATTTATGACAAAGGTTGGTTTATGTATTGGATAGGTACAAATGATCTAAATATGTTAGTTGCTGAGAAAATATTACTTGCAGCAGGTTATAAAGTTTTTCGCCTGTGGGATATGGTTGAAAACCCTGATCCAGAATGGTGCTTGCTAACTGATTTTGCTGGTAATTGGGAGAAGTCCGATGGCATATCAAAAAGATTATAACTTTATATTCGAAAATGGAGATACTTTTACCTTACATGCTAAAGGTAAAGGACAAGCTCGTTTACTTTTAAGTCTATTTTCACCCGATAGAATAGGAGAAACCGCTATTGGATATGTTGAAGGCGATAAAGAAAATAGCTTTAAAGCCAAAATAGAAAAGATTAAACAGGTTGAAATAAAATAAAGTTGACATGCGAAACAGTAACTTTTATTAACTTAACTCAACTTGTATCACTTTGAACTATAAAAACCCAATGAAATCAGGTTATTGGTTGCGGGAGTAGGATTTGAACCTACGACCTTCAGGTTATAGGTAAAACGTTTGTTTTCAATAGGTTACAGGTCACGTAAGTTACTGTACCCATAACTCCGCCACGTAATTAAGTGGTTGACTTATTTACAAAGTGCAGTAGCCTTCGGCTAACCCGCCAGGGTAGTTTAACTGCTAACTGTTGAGGAAGATTAAATTGAGCAAAACAAAAACAAAAGAACTCTTAGGAGTCGAAGAATATAATGCAAAGAAAATACAACCCTGTCATACATGTCACAAACTTATAACTGTAGGGCAGCCTGTTTTACTGGTGGCTTATACAGCCGTGTCTAAACTTAAAACAGGAGTACAAAAGTTAGATGACCAGGAAGATCGTTGTTTAGTATTTCATCACCATTGCGATCATTGTGGAGAAATATTCAGAGTAAATAATCGTGTCTAGTTACTCTGATCAAATTGAATATGTTAAATCAGTAATCTTAAAAGAAGGTGATCGTCATACATCCGATTGCCCTTTTTGTGGTGGTAGAAACAAATTCACATTAGATAAGTTTGATGGAAAGTTAATCTGGAATTGCTACCGAGCATCCTGCGGTGTCAAAGGTGTTTATAGTGGTAAGCGAGATATCAATGCAGCACGATCTTTCCTCGAAGGTAATGCAACCCAGCGCTTTAAGGCTCAATATAAAGAAATACCTACACTAACTACACGATTAACGAATCATGAACCTGCTGTTAGTTACTTGAAGCATGTTAACAGCTACGATGCTTTTATAAGAGGCGATATAAAGATCAAGTACGCCCCTAGAGAAGACCGTGTACTGTTTTATAATCCTGAAGGTACAGGTGCAGTAGGTAGATCCTTACGCCCTGTTAGAGCTAAGTGGTGGAGCTATGGTGACCTATCAGAAGGAATACCCGTTGGCACTGGTACACATGCAGTGCTTGTAGAGGACGTAGCATCTGCTTGCAGCGTATCTAACTGTACTAATTTAATCGGGTTAGCGCTCTTAGGTACGAACATAACTAAAAGCATAACTAAAACACTTAGTAATTACAAAAAAATAACATTAGTTCTTGACAATGACGCATCAGTTAAAGCAATATACTTAGCAAGAAAGCTAAATATGCAATGCAACGTAAGATTTACGAAACTTGATTTAAAATATCTTACTGCACAAAAAATAGACGATTTAGTTTTTTAGAACACCAGATACCATAAGTTCTAATTTAGGGGAAACAAGTGCATGAAACAATCAAGTGGTAGATATAAATGGAATTACGTTTATAATACAATTATTGGCAAACATGTTAGAAAGACCGTGGCACAAATTGCCTACGCTTCATTCGATTCGTATGTAGTATGTAATTTACACAATCTTCCTGTCACGTCTTGGAACAACACGATATTATCTCCACCAACTATCCTATTGAAATAAATTTTGAATCAAACTACATGCTTTCATAGAGGCGCATGTAAACAATTTTACATAATATATTTTATAGGAGATCGACATGAAATGTCGGGGAATAGTAGTCATAGACTACGATTTAGGTGGTGGCTTTTTAGTTGCTGCTGAAGAACAAAAGAAACTAGAGGATGCTATTGCATCTATCGTAAAAAACAACAAAAGAGTTGTATTTCACCAGGTAGATATGAAAGAGCGTCGAGGTGATCAGTCACCTGATATTAAGAACATGAAATTTAGGAACAGTTAACTTACTGATTAAAAACATTAATTAAAGAAAACGCCTCAGTCGAAAGATTGGGGCTTTTTTTATTTCTAAATCTGTTTATTACTAAGTGGCATAAAGAGTGTCACATGGAAGGGCAGAGCAGTTGGAAATACAATTAATAAAGACGTTGCTGAATAATAACACTTACTTAAACACAAAACCGAAATTACGCCAATCAATATTCTCAGATGAATTAGCACAGATTTATAATTTACTGGGTAAAGCACACACAAAATATGAAACAGATATCTCGCCTGATGATTTATATTCGCTTTGGTTAACAGAGAATCCTGTTGCCACAACTGCTGAGATAAATGACTTCGGTGATCTTGTTGATCAGTTAAAGTATGCAGATACAATCACAGATGTGATTGCTACAGATGTAATCGACAGTTTGTGGCGTAGAGAGATTGGTAGAGACATAGCCAACCTTGGTATCAATATGTCTACAGGCGATACAACAGCGAGGGGCAATCTCGTATCGCTGCTAGAGCGTACCAAAGATTCATATATGCCTGATGATTTTGGTGAGCCAACAACAGATGATATCTACGAGCTATTAGCTGAAACATCTAATGATAATCGTTGGCAGTTCAACATAGAAACACTGAGCCGTAATGTGTACGGCATCGGCCCATCCGAATTTGGTATCATCTTTGCTAGACCAGAGACAGGTAAGTCTGCATTAGCCATAAGCTTTTGTGCTGCACCTGGTGGGTTTGCTCAACAGGGCGCAAAGGTGCTTTATCTTGGTAATGAAGAGAAAACCACACGCACCAAGCTGAGAGCCATACAAGCATGTTCTGGTATGACCCGTGAGCAAATTGCAGATAATCCTGATTTAGCTATGAGCAAATACCTATCGATCCAAGACAGAATCATAATGAAGGATGTTCAGGAATGGGATTTAGATACGATCAATGGCTACTGCGAGAAGATAAAACCTGATGTAATCATAATAGACCAGGCAGATAAGATTAATATCGCTGGCAATTATAATGCTTCCCATGAACGTATCAGAGAGTTGTATCGAAGCTTACGTGAGTTAGCAAAGAGACATGACTGTGCGCTGATCGGTATCAGCCAAGCAAGTGCGGATGCTGATGGACGTACTCGTATAGATTTCTCGATGCTTGAAGGCAGTAAGACAGGTAAGGCAGCAGAAGCTGACCTAATCATTGGTGTTGGTAAACATAATGCAGCGGAAGATGATAACCCCGATCACACACGATTTATAAACATCAGCAAGAACAAACTAAGTGGTTATCACGGTTGCGTCATTTGTAACATCGAGCCTGAACTCAGCAGGTATGTTGTATAATGGGAAAACGATCAAACTTTGAAAGAAATCCACGAGATTATTATCGAACACCGAGAGAGGCTGTATTTCCTATCTGGCCTTACCTTCAAGATCATCAAACCTTCTGCGAACCCTGTGCAGGGGATGGTGCATTAATCAGATCACTTCATGAGATTGGAATTACCTGTTCTAGTGCTTGGGATATAAAGCCACAGGAAGGTGGTATTGGTATTCAAGATGCCTGTGAGCTAACTGAAGAGCATTTAAATGATGCTGATCTAATCATTACCAATCCGCCGTGGGAGCGTAAGCTTCTGCATCCTATGATAGAACAGTTCTCAGACCTCAGACCCACTTGGCTACTGTTTGATGCTGATTGGATACACACTAAGCAATCCATTCCCTTCATGCCTCGCCTTAGAAAGATCGTAAGCGTTGGTCGTGTGAAATGGTTCGACAAAACAGCAGGTAAAGATAACGCCTGTTGGTATCTGTTTGACCGTTACGACGAAACTTATGCAACGAGATTCTATGGGAGAACGTAATGAACATATTAGTATTGGATTTAGAAACAACCGTTCAAAAGATCGGTGGAAAGATAGATAACAGCCCATACAATCCTGATAATAAATGTGTGAGCGCACACTTTGGTTTCATTGGATGGGAAGGTGTAGATGAAGTAACAAACCTCGTGTTTCATCATAATGAAAAAGATGTGCCTGATAGCCCAGCGCAGATGCAAGAAGCACTAAATAAAGCTACGCTGCTTATCTGCCATAATGCTAAGTTTGATGTTACCTGGTTGTTAGAAATGGGCTTTAAAATCCCTGATAAAGTCTATTGCACGATGATAGGTGAATATATCTTATCTAAAGGTCAGAAGCGTCCTTTGTCGCTAAAAGTAATAGCTGAACGCAGAGATGTTACACGCAAGAAGTCTGATCTTGTAGATGACTTATTCAAAAGTGGTACAGGCTTTGAGGCTATGCCTTTGGCTACTGTTTTGGAATACGCAGAAGCTGACGTTATATCCTGCGGTGAAATCTATTTATCTCAACAGGATGAATACGCAGCTAAAAGCAATCTATCTTTAGCAGAGACAGTAAAGCTCAGTAATGAAATGCTATTGTTTCTGGTTGAGATAGAAAGAAACGGCATAAAGATTGACCTAACTGTACTTGGGGATATTAAGAAACAGTTCCAACAAGAACAGAAGGATCTCAACAAACGCCTAGAACAGATAGTTGAAGAGGTGATGGGCGACACGCCTATTAACTTAGCATCAGGTGCTGATATGACCAAGGTGGTATACAGCCGTGAGGTTATAGATCGTAATGACCATAAACAGGTGTGGAACATTGGTGTCGGGCCAACTGGTAAACCACTATATCCACCTCGTATGAACAAGAGTGCTTTTAGCAAAGCTGTAAGAGCTACAACTAAAATCATTCAACGTACTGATGTTATATGCTGCGATGCTTGCGATGGTCGTGGTCGTATACAAAAGTTTAAGCAAATCACTCGTACAAAGATGAGCAAGAAATATCGTGTTCAAGGTGATCCATACAAGAACCTCTCTAAATGTCCTGCTTGTGTGGGTGTTGGGGCTTTCTATAATCCTAATGGTATAACAGCAGGTCTAAAGCTTAATCCTGATACACCTTCTGATGCTTCTATAAATGGATTTAAGACTGATAAAGTTACTATAGAAAGATTAGTCTCTCAGGCTGAAAGTAAAGGTAATGATATAGCTGTAGAGTTCTTAACGAAAAGCAGCAGACTAAACGCTGTGAATGTTTATCTAGATAGTTTTGTTAAAGGGTTTGAAACATGGACACGATCAGATGGCATATTACACACGCAGTTTACCCAATGTGTTACTGCCACTGGTAGATTATCCAGTACCTCACCCAACATGCAGAATGCTCCAAAGCGTGGGTTTCCTGTACGCAAGGCTGTTGTAAGTAGATTTGAAAACGGAACAGTAGTTGAAGCAGATTTCAGTTCTGTTGAGTTTGTACTCGCAGGAGAATTGAGTAGAGATACTCAGATTATATCTGATGTTATTAACGGTAAAGATTTACACAAGCAAACAGCTACAATTATTCATCAGTGTGATGTTTCTGAAGTTACAAAAGAGCAACGCCAGGCTGTAAAGGCGCATTCGTTCGCCCCCGTTTATGGTTCGACAGGGAATCAATACGAAGGTCATACAAAGCAATATTACACTGAGTTCTTTGAAATATATAAAGGGCTTGCTGAATACCATAAACGATTAGCCAATGGTGTTTTAAAGAATGGTATTGTGCAAACACCTTCGGGTAGGCAGTTCTTTTGGCCTAACGTAAAACGCACAAAGGGCAATCGCACCACCTTCTATACGCAGATAGTTAACTACCCTGTTCAGTCGAGCGCAGCGGATCTTATGCTTCTGTCATGTGTACGTGCTTTCCGTAAGTTTAAAGAGCTTAAACTGAAATCACTATTAGTCCTGACCGTACACGATAGCATAGTCTGTGACGTTTATCCTGGTGAGCTAGAGCAAGTAAAAGAGGCTCTAACTTGGGCAATGGTTGGTGTTACTGAAGAAGCCTCACAGCGCTGGGACTATACCTTTGCCCTACCCTTAGAAATTGAGATTTCTGGTGGAAAAAACTGGTTAGAACAAAACGAATACACTTGACTTGTGCCACCTAGTTATGTCACAATATAATACCACTTAACAAAAGGTTCTAAAATGAACGATATTACAAAAATCAATGGCAGCGAATTAGCAGAATTAGCTGAAATATTAGGAACAGAAGTTACAAAATCTGGTGGTAACTCAGCAATATTGCGTGTACCAGAATTGAAAATTAATGCAAAATCACGTAATAAAATTACCAAGAAGGCTATACCTGAAGGTAGTTTTTATCTGACAGGTTCTGATGCTCCTGTATATGCAGAGACAGTTAGCTTTAGACCACTAGCTTCACACGTCCAGTATTTTCACTGGGATGAAGTAGATGGCAAGCGTAAATTAGTTAACAAATCTCTTGCAGTTAAAAATCCATACAAAGATGAAGCCAGAGATACACTTGGTGGAATAGCTTGTGGTATGCCCTCATGGGATGCCCGTAAAGAAATGGAATACGACGAAGCTAAGAAGTGGCGGGCTATGCAACATCGAGTAATTCGTGGAGTCGTATCTTACACAGGTAAAACTGAAGATGGCGAAGAAGTCACAGTAGAAAACAAACCATGCATCATGTTCCACAAGAACAGCAACTATAGCGGCTTCTATAATGAATTTATAAAGAAGTTACCTGACGGTTCACAGATTTATAATTATGCTGCTGACCTCACTTCATCATACAATGAGAATGGTTCAGTGGTTTGGTATACTTTTAACTACACCACTGATCTAAAAAATGAATTAGGTATGACCAAAGACATCCATGATACTATGTTAGTCTTTGCTGATGCATTACGTGCTGAAAACAAGTACGTTGATGAACGGTATTTTAAAGCCATAAAAGAAGGTTCAATTGATAGCGCAGCTATTGATGCCCTCGGTGATTCCTTAGACGCTGATTTTGAAGAAGTAGCGTAATGACTAGCGTAAATAAGAACGCTATTATTAATGGCATGAGCAATGATGTGTACCACTCTTCGGGTGGTATATCATCATCTGCCGTGAAAACGGTATATAAAAAATCTTTAAAGCACTGGAAAGGTCAAAAGATTACCCAATCACCAGCGTTTGCTATGGGAAATGCTGTTCATGCACACTTATTAGAACCAGAGCGTAACTTAGTTATCAAAGGCCCGAAAACAAAGTCTAGTGCTGCCTTCAAGGAAATGAAGGAAAACCTTACTGATGATCAGGTACTGCTCACTGAGGTTGAATATAATGTTGCTAATCGTATTGCCCAGGGAGCATTAGAAAACCCTGTATGCGAAGCAGCATTAACGCATCCCGATAGGATCAATGAGTGTAGTATATTCATACAAGATCCAGTGTCTGGCTTACTTTTAAAGACTCGACCAGATTTATTGATTGAGTCAGCGCAGACTGTTTATGACGTAAAGACCACACAAGACGCTAGTCCTCGTGGCTTTTCATTTGAATGCAACAAGTATGCATACCTGATTCAGGCGGCTGTATATGTATATATCTGTCGCTTAGTTGGATTAGACGTTAATAAGTTTGCCTTCATAGCCTGTGAAAAAGCTGCCCCATACGTGAGCCATATGCATTTTGTAAGCCCAGAAGCTTTGGAATGGGCAACTGCTGAAATGCACAAAACACTCGCTGTAATTGCTGAAGCTGAAGACAAGCAAGATTATGGCACTGGTTGGGGTGACGTATCCATAATTCAGAAGCCTAAGTGGCTATAAGTCCTCAGTCTGCAAAGGCAAAAGGTAGGCGCTTTCAACAGTGGGTACGTGACCGTCTGTATCAAACATTTCCTGTTTTAGAAGATGGAGACATACGATCTACGAGCATGGGAGCATCGGGAGAAGACTTACTATTTTCACCTGCTGCTCGTCGCTTATTTTCCTACTCAGTTGAATGCAAAAATAACAAAGCCAACGCCATATACAAGGTGATGGATCAAGCCGTCAGTAACTGTCCTAAAGGCATCACACCACTCGGTATGGTCAAGGCTGATAAACGTAAACCATTAGCGGTTGTCGATGCCGACCACTTCTTCGAGCTAGTAAAGAAACTTAATGAAAAATAAAGATATACCAGTAAATAGTATAGCGATTTGTGTATCAATTTCTGAAGATGGTGATCCACTTACTCAAGCCATGCATAATTTTAGTGATAGCTATCCTGTAATTGAACAAGATTACCTATCTCTGCTTCTAAAGGGTTTAGAATTTATAATCCATGCAAGCCCTGATTTTTCTGCTTCAGTGGGCAACCTAACAGAGATGTTAGAACAAGGTGCAGTAGAGTTTGAAGCTGCTGATGAACTCAAGGATGCAATAGCTGATGCGAAGGTCGTTTCTATCAATAAGAATAGGATAAACTGATGTCTACTTACTTCAAAACATTACCCACGCCTGATGAAGATATCTTAAATATATCAGACCGTGTGAAAGTAGCCTCTGATGGCCTCTCAACGTCCTATTACAGGCTTCCTATCCACGCTACAGAGCTACGGCATCTTATATCTGAAAAGGGCATGAGCAAGAGCCGTGGCGACATATTCAAGGCCTGTTACAGGCTTGGAGAAAAGGACGGAACAGACACTAAGTACGACCTTAATAAAATGAAATTTTTCATACAAGATTTAATAGAAATGCACGAGAGAGGCGAACACTTATGAATAATATACCTACGCCATTAGTTATGGTGCGTGAATTTGCTACTCGTATGGATCAACCCCTTGATCAAAAATGGGGTGATGATGAGGATTTAGAAGAAGCTCGATTTGCTTTCATTCGTGAAGAATTTCAAGAAATATTTGATGAAAGCTGTTTGGCTAATGATGCTGAAGCAATGCTTAAAGAATTAGCTGATGGAATAATAGTCATTAACGGATATGCAGCTACGTTTGGCTGGAATTTAGACGAAGCTACCCGCCGTGTTCACGAGAGTAATATGAGCAAATTGGGTGATGATGGTAAGCCATTGAAAAACGGTCAAGGCAAAGTGCTTAAGGGCCCAAATTATAAAAAATGTAACTTAAAAGACTTAGTGGAGATAAATAAATGAGTGCCTTTAAATCCAACCTAAACCCAGCGTTTCGCTCTAAATTCTCAGAGGATATTTTTAATCATAAATATCGTCATGAAGGTGCAGAGACATGGGATGCCCTTGCTAAGACGCTCGTGGATGATGTCTGTGGTGATCTTTTAACACAAGAAGAAAACGATCAGCTTACTCAGTATATTCGGGAGCTAAAGTTTATTCCTGGTGGACGATATTTGTATTATGCAGGTCGCCCTAATAAGTTCTTTAACAATTGTTATCTTTTGAAGGCAGAAGAAGACACTCGTGAAGATTGGGCTAATCTGTCGTGGAAAGCTGAGAGCGCTTTAATGACAGGCGGGGGTATTGGTGTAGACTATTCGGTTTACCGTGCAGCAGGTACTCCTATTGCTAAGACAGGTGGTCAGGCTAGTGGGCCAATACCTAAGATGAATATGCTAAATGAGATAGGCCGAAGGGTTATGCAAGGTGGGTCAAGACGCTCTGCTATTTATGCATCTTTGAATTGGCAGCACGGTGATATTCATGAATTTTTAAATGCAAAAGATTGGGCAAACATGCCTGTTGGAAATACAGGTAAAACCTTATGGGATATCAAGCAAGAGGACTTCAATTTCCCTGCACCATTAGACATGACTAATATCTCAGTAAACTATGACACTGAGTGGCTGCTTAACTATTATAAGACAGGTAAAGTTGGTGACGTATTCATGAAGAATGTCCGTCAGGCAATGGAAAGTGCAGAACCAGGTTTCTCCTTTAACTTCTTTGATAAAGAAGACGAAACACTCCGTAATGCTTGTACTGAAGTTACCAGTGCAGATGATAGCGATGTTTGTAATCTGGGATCTATTAATATGGGTCGTATTAAGGACATTCATGAGATGTCTGACATTGTTGCATTGAGTACTAAGTTTTTGATCTGTGGTACTCTTAAAGCTAGATTGCCATACGATAAGGTATATGAAACTCGTGAAAAGAATCGCCGTCTTGGTCTAGGTCTTATGGGTATGCACGAGTGGCTAATTCAACGTGGTTCTAACTACACAGTAACGCCTGAACTACACTCTTGGTTGTCTGTTTATAAAGGTGTGTCTGATAAGGTTTCTAGAGAAACTGCGGATAAGTTTGGTATCAGTCGCCCTGTAGCTAATCGTGCTATTGCTCCAACAGGATCAATTGGTATTCTTGCAGGTACATCTACTGGTGTAGAACCTATCTTTGCTGTTGCCTATAAACGCCGTTACCTCAAAGGAAACTCACGTTGGGTATATCAGTATGTAGTTGATAGTGCTGCACAAGAACTTATTGATCGCTACGGTGCTAAACCTGAGACAGTAGAAAGTGCATTGGATCTTGCTAGTGATTATGAGCGTAGAATGTCATTCCAAGCAGATGTACAAGATTATGTTGATATGAGTATATCATCTACTATTAATCTACCTTCCTGGGGTTCTAAGCTTAACAACGAAGGCACAGTAGAAGACTTTGCCAATACACTAGCAAAATATGCTCCAAGGCTAAGAGGATTTACTTGTTACCCTGATGGATCAAGAGGTGGTCAACCTTTGACATCAGTTCCGTATCAGGAAGCTGTAGATAAGCTTGGTGAAGAGTTTGATGAACACGTCGAAACCCACGATATCTGTGATATCAGCGGTACTGGCGGTTCTTGCGGAGTATAAATATGAAAACCCCTTTTGATCAAGGTTATGTAGCCTTCTTTGAAGGGGATTTTGTATGCAAATACAGGCCTCGATCTCATTACAATTTAGAATGGCATCGGGGCTTTAACAAAGCTTATTTTTATAACAGGAAAACATATGTACAAAGTATTCCAATCGAAAGACTTCAACAAGTACGATGAAGCAGCACGTAACCAGGCTAAATCATTCTGGAGTAGCCAAGGGTATACATGCACTGATCATGAAAACGAGTATGATGTAGATCTTGTTGTAGAGAAGGACGGTAAGAGGTTCTTCTGTGAGGTTGAGGTTAAAACTGTCTGGCATGGCGTAGATTTTAATTACGACACAATACATATTCCTGTACGAAAAGCTAAGTTCTTAGACAAGCCAACACAGTTTATGGTGTTCAATAATAGCTTAACTCATGCAGCTATAATCAGTAGGAAATCTGTACGAGATAGCCCTATCGTAGAAGTGCCTAACAAAAAGATACGCTTTGGTGAAAAGTTTTTTGATATACCTAAAGAAAAAGCAGTATTTATTCAAACAATGCAATAAAAAACGCCCCCAAGTGCTTGACCTGAAGGCGTAAATTATATATAAAAATATAGAAGCTGAACCTTGGTCGGTTCAAGTTTTGTGTTTAAGCCCCTAGACTTCGGTCTGGGGGTTTTTTATTAAAATCCTAGATTATTCATTTCCTCATTTACATCACCCACAACTTTTTCACCTTTTGCCATTAATTCAGCAACAGCCATCATAAAGTCTTCTTCGGAGTTTTCATTCTTTTCTCGATATATTTGTGATCTAATAAGATATGCATATAAAAGCTCTATCTGTTCTTGTGTAACCGCTGCATTATCAGCAGGTACTACTTTTCTAGCAATTTCAACGAACCTTTCAGGATTACTTAGTAGTTCTTCAGCAATACGTGCAGATTCTCCTCCATCTAATGCCTCAGTTATATAACCAGATGCACCTGAACGTATTCTTGCACCAATTCTACTTAACGCACCAAAGGTTAAAGTTATTAGTTTGTTAACCGCAGTTATAGCAGCGGCTTTATCTGCGGTAATAGAATTACCTGCTCCTGATGTTGCCTTGCGTGTACCTACTTGTACTCCATTTAATTCTAAAAGAAGTCTAAGACCTTCAACATTTTCAGGATTGTTAACAAATATTATATCTGCCTTATCCAAGAAGTTAGTAATACCTCCTAACTCTTCCGTTATCTTAGCCTCACTAAGACCCCGTTGGTTAGGTAGCTCCTTAGATGCAATTAAGTACTTTTCTCTAAAGAATTTACTAAATGCAGCTTCAACCCCTTTTTGTGTTAATTCACGTTCAGCAGGATCACTTATAGCATTTATGTTTCGCATTAGTTCAACAAGTTCACCAGAAGGTTTTCCACCACTCATACCAAGTGATTGCTTATCATTAAAATACTTGTTCAATACTTCTTGAGTATTAGTTAACTGTTTACCATCAACACCAGCAAAAAATCTGCCCAATGCCCCATTATATGCTGCATTTTTAACTTGTTTTACTCTATTTCTAGCTGTTTCTATCTTTGCAGCTATTTCTGGGGATATTATTTGTAATCTATTAATCTGCTTTAAGAAAGCACGTATCTTATCTGATGCACCTTTGGTTGCAGAATTTCCATCTAAGAGACTAGCTTTATTTGATAGCGTCTGTCTTACACTTGCAAAGTCTACTTCATCTAGAGATTTACCTGCTTGCGTGTCCAGTAAAGCGACAGCATCAGCTATAACATAATCAACAATATCATCAACAGAACTACCGCCCTCTTTGGTCATCAATACATTTAAGATATTGTCTGCTTGTAAACGGCTTG